TGCCTTGTGCGTGTACCAACCCGATTGGTCTACCGGCAAGCTGGCAGCCAGAATCTTTTTAGAGGCGATGGAACTCGACGGCGTTCCTCGGTGGCGACGCAAAGCCATGTTCTATGCCGTCTACTTTTTCGGCCCACAGTGGTCGTGACGTAAACAAAACAAAGGAGCAAGAGATGACGAAGGAAGAAGCAGAAGCGTTGATCCCATATGCCCGCAGTGAAAAGGCGGTGCAGTATCTGAAACTGATTGCGACCGGCGAGGAAAACTCAATTCGTGGTATTGCCAGAAAGTTGGGCAAGGGCAGGACAACCGTGCAGGAGTCTATAAACAGGGTCAAACAACACGCGGCTAAACAGGGCGTTGATTTCACGGTCGGGATGCGTGGCGAGTCAGTCCCGGCTGGGTTCCAGCTCGACAAGTCCACCGTGCACATCAAAGACGGGGAAATGATCCAGCGGTGGGATCGGGTTACGCAGGACAAGGAGGATGCACAGAAAGCAGTCATGGATGCAATTGAATCCGCTTGTGCAGGTCTTCCGCAAGCTCCACGAATTGCCACGCCTAAAGCCAAGGCGGATGGACTGATCAATCTGTACACAATCGCAGACTTGCACATAGGCTTGTACGCTTGGGGACGTGAAGGCGGAGAGAGCTATAGCACCGCAGACGCCCGCAAGATCCTGTGGACATGCTTCTCGGACATGATGGACAGGATGCCGGATGCGGACGATGCGATCATTTGCAATCTGGGTGATTGGATACATTACGACGGTCTGCTCTCCATGACGACGGCAAGCCACAACGTACTTGACACCGACAGTCGATACCAGAAGCTAGCCGAGGTTGCAGTAGGTGTGCAGTCTTGGATGATCGAGCGGGCACTCCAGAAGCACAAGCGGGTAAAGGTCATCAACGCCGAGGGCAATCACGACGAGGCTGGATCTGCTTGGTTACGGGTTATGATGGCGCACGTTTATCGTAACAATCCACGCGTTACAGTTGACGACTCGCCTGCCCCTTACTACGCCCACCTACACGGGCAGACGATGCTGGCTTGGCATCATGGTCACAAACGCAGAGACAAGGATCTTGGTGGGCTGTTCGCGTCTGATCCTGCATTCCGTGAAATGTGGGGGCAGGCAAAACGGACGTACATCCACACGGGACACCTGCATTCGCAATCGGTCATGGAACTACCTGGCGCAGTGGTAGAACGCCATCCGACGCTTGCAGCCCGCTCAAGCTACGAGTCCCGTGGTGGTTGGCAATCGCACCGAGCGGCCAAGGCAATCTGCTACGACGATAAGGGCAACGAGCGGATGCGGGTGACGGTAACGCCAGAGGGGATGACATGAGTTTGCGATACGAGCAATACCGCGCCATCTACGAGACCTACAAGCTGCTGCTGGACATTCACCGGCAAAGCGTAAAGCTGGAAGATTTGCAGGAGCGGGCGTATATGTGCCTGCGACACTACCCATTCTTGGATGAACGTGGTGCGCCGATGTTTTCTCAAGACCGGAATGAATGTCCAGTGATTAATCAGCTATGAGTCTTGTAGGCGAAAAACTGCTTGTGCGCTTTTGGGATCATGCTGAAGGTGATGATCTGATCGAGTTTTGTCTGGTAGGCAAATGCGTCCGAGCTGGCAAAAAAAGCATCAGCATAGATTGCTGGTACTACGCAGACGATGACGACTACGATGACAACGTGCAACGGTACACGATTGCTCGTTCCTGCATCTGCGAGATCCAGATTTTGAGACCGTCAAAAAAGAAGTAATTTTTTTTAAAATACCTGTTGACCCCTGTCGCAAGGCCGTGCTATAAGAGTCTCAAGTACCCGTTCTGGGATACATGCACAGAAACAACAAAGGACAAAACAATGGCACGTAAACACAATGGACTAGACGTTGATTGGAACACAGTACCTGGATACATCGTGGATGAGTTGATGGATGCCGAGTACACCGAGGCGGACAAAATCTACATGGGGTTTCTGGTGTTTGTAAAAATTGCAGTTCCGATTATCCTTTTAATGGGACTGTTGAGTGTGGTAGCACTTGTGAACTATTTCTGGGCTTAATCTGACTGCCCATCTAAAGTCAGCAACACAACAAAGGAAAAGAACATGAAGTTTGATCCTACGAGCATTGGCAAGGCTCAAAATAACCTGCCACCACGAATCGTCCTTTCGGGCGAACCAAAAGCCGGTAAGACAACGTTTGCGGCTAAAGCACCTAACCCCCTGTTCATTCCGATTGTGGGTGAAGAGGGATGCGACGGCATCATTGACGAGCAAGGCAACGCGGTGGATGTCCATTCCACGCCTGTCGTCCAGAGCTACAACCAGCTCGTAGAAGTGCTGGAATGGCTGGCAACCGGAGAGCATGACTACAAGACAGTCGTGATTGATTCGTTATCCACCGCCGAGCGGATGATCTGGGAGGATCTTTGCAAGGCCGACGGAAGCAAAAGCATTGAGCTTGTAGCCGGTGGATACGGAAAGGGCTACACCATGACCCTGGAGCGTTTCCGCAACATCACGCATCTGATTTCGCAACTGCGTGAAAAGCGCAAGATGATTGCGATTCTGATCTCTCACGTAACACCACGGGCTTTGACGGATGCAGAGTCAAACGAGCAATACGATGCGTTCGACCTGAGTCTGAACAAGAAGGTCACCGCGCTGTTTCAGCAGTGGGCCGACTTCATGGTGTTCGCATCTAAATCATACTACATCACCGAGGACAACAAGCGTGTCGAGCAGGACATGAACAAGCTGGTTGTTCACGGCAAGGCACACCTGCCAATCGGTGGTCGTGGCATCACAAAACTTATGCCGAAGGAAGTTGAACTGACATGGGATTCTTTCTACAAGGCAGTCAAGCAAGCAAAAACCCAAAACAAAGAAGGTAAGTAATGAATCTGAATGAATTCATGTCTGGCTTTGAGCCACCGAAAAACGACGACTACTCTGCATTGCCGGAAGGCGTGTATGACACAGTGATTGACTCGATCAAAATCGAGCAGAAGGACTGCACCAATAAAGAGACTGGCAAAACATCAAATGCAAGCTTTGCTAAGGTCTGTTACAAAATCGAAGGGCCGACTAGTGCAGGACGATTGGTTTGGGACAACGCATGGTTGACCCACCCAAATCCAAAAGCAAACATGGTTGGCAAATCCAAACTCCACAAGCTGTCGCAGGCCATCGGCATTGCGCCTGCATCCACACAGGACGAGTACATTGGCAAGCGTTGCCAGATCACCCTTACTGTGCGTGATGGTAAGTACAATGACGTCAAGTCCATCCAGGCTGCCGAAAAGAAGGTGGTTGCTGATGCAGTTCAAGCACCGGCTGAAGAGCCGGAAGAGGAGTCATCCGAATGGTAACCGAGGCGCAATTCTCTGCTGTTGAGGAGTACGCTCACTTGACTACGCAAATCAAAGCACTTGAAGAAGCTCGTAAGGCTCTCAAGACAGAAGTGCAGAAGATTGTGAGCGAACACCCTGACGGCAAGTTTGAATGCAATGATGTTGTGTTCAGCATCGCCAACCGTAAGAAGTGGTCTTACCCCAGTGAGATTGTCGCGATGGAATCTGATGTGAAGGAAGCCAAGAAGAACGCCGAAACAGACGGCACGGCAACCTTTGAAGTCACTCAATACTTAGTTTGTAGGTAGGTGGGCTTTCATAGACGTTATGCGGTTTGTGCGGTGAGGTAGTAGTCCACCTGTTGAATACCATTGCTACTACCTCTAATCCAAATCATTGTGGCTCCGAGATGATGTAACGAACCGCATCGGAGCAAATTTTTACTGAAAGTCAGTAATGTTAACAAGCCCAAATAAGGAGCATGAAGTCATGGAAATCGTAAAAGTAAACGAAGATAAAGCAACAGTTATTGTGACAGCAGAACTGCCATTAAGTTATTACGAAAAGATTGTTAAAGTCTATTCGGATGTGCCTAAAGAACAAAAGACGTTTAGCCTTCAACAGTTTTTGGGAACGCATATAACCCTATCCGTTGATGCCGAGGAGGAACAGTCATGAGCGATCATGATCAAATAAGGCTTCTTTACGCATCACGTTATTTTGGAAAGTTTTTACATGATGTTGGGATCACCCCGACTGAGGCCGAATTTCGGTATAATTATGGCGTTCCATATGATCAACAAGAATGTCCATATTATCCTTTTAACCATGGCGGAGTTTGGCAAGGTTATCGTGAGCAAAGGAAGTTGAACAACGCGAAAACTAAAGAGGTAAACAATGCGTAAGAAAGAAAGACAGAAAGTAATATCTGCAGCGAGCGCATTGGCAGGATCACTGCCTTGGCCTGACGACGTATGCGACAAAATGCAACCGTTCATCATGTCGTCCCTGCTTCTGGGCTACTACATTGGGCTTGGACACGACACCAAGACCGCAGCACAGAAAGCACGTAAGTTCATGGACGAGGTTCTTGGAGATGAGTAATATTCATGAAGGAATACATTTAGACTTATCGTCAATACCTAAACGCCAAAAGAAAGCCATTGTGAAGTTTATGGCGAGAATTATGGAGGACTCGTATAGAAGAGGGTGGGAACATGGTTTGAACGAAGATATTGGTGAAGTAGAGCATCCGTTTAAACTTAGGTTTTTTAGGAGTTTAGACAAATGCCCTAATCCAAAAACCGCAAAACAAAAAGACTCAATGATACCAATAACCATTGACAGGTTGTATGCGGAGTACCAAAACTCTTTACAAGAAATAGGTCTATAGGTTAGCAAAAGGACAAAACAAATGACTGATATACGAGAAGCTGTATTTGATGCCATACAACGGCAGAAGGACGCAGAGCCTCCACGGGAGTACCTGGGTGCGTCTGGTGTAGGAAGAGAGTGTGCTAAATCTGTTTGGTATGACTTTCGACACGCCCAAACCAAGAACAAGTTCAATGGTCGCACCTACCGCATCTTTGACCACGGCAATGTAGAGGAAGATCGGATCATACGGGATCTGCGGTTGGCTGGATACAAGGTCATCAACCAAAAGCCAGATGGCGGGCAGTATGGCTTCGAGGCGCATGACGGGATGTTCCGTGGGCACATTGATGGCGTCATCATCATTGATGGCGAGCCACACCTGTTAGAGTGCAAATCTGCAAACGAAAAGTCATTTGAGTTATTGCAGAAGAATGGCGTCCAATCCACAAAGCCGGAATACTACGCACAGATGCAGGTGTATATGCACTGCGTGAAGGGCAAGACGCCGTTGCGTAAAGGCTTGCTGGTCGTTGTGAACAAGAACAACGATGACATCTACACCGAGATTGTATCCTACGACCAAGCGTTTGCCGAATCCATGATGGAGCGGGCTAAAACGATCATTGACACAACGCATGACCCAATAGCCAGTCCAGGTTGGAAATGCTCATGGTGTTCGTTCAAGAATATGTGCAAGTCACACAGCAAAGAACGTGACCAGAAAGTGGCGGCAGTCCCTGTTGAGCGTATCACTTGCCGTCAATGCGTCCATGCAAGACTGGATTCTGGTCAGTGGTACTGCAAGCGAGACAACCGTGCATTGGATTTTGGCGCACAACTGAAGGCATGCGAACAACATGTGTTCCTGCCAGACTTTGTGCATTTTGCTGAACCGATTGAATACGACGAAGAGCATAACGCGATACGTTATAGGCACGAATCTGGTCATGAGTTTATGCAAGGGCCGAATGATGTAACCAGCGACATGATGCAGTTCTACCCAGCGAATATGATCTTTGACGACAACGTGGAACGCATGCTTGAAAACCAGTTTGGCGCAAAAGTGATTAAGCGTGAGGATGCGCCGTTTTAATACGCTTACGTAAATCAAAACATTGGAGAGGAATGATGGACTTGATAGTTAGGGTTATTCAAAAGCACGAATATGAACCTTGGATAATGAAACGTCATTACGCTCGCAGGATGCCATCTGTTTCTCAAGCATACGGAGCTTACATTGACAAAGTGATGATGGGTATTGTGACCTTTGGCACTCCAGCATCTAGGAACCTTTGCATAGGCGTATGCGGAGAAAACTACGCTGACAAAGTGTGGGAACTTAATAGGCTTTGCGTGGATGATAATGCTCCATTTCCAACTTCTATGTTTCTTTCTCGCGCTTTATCTCGTCTTACTCATCTTTTTACAAATGGGCAATGCATACCGAATGGGAGAGTGATTGTAAGTTATGCGGATACTGCACAGGGGCATATTGGGAAAATATACCAAGCTACAAACTGGATTTATACTGGTTGCACAAAGGAAAGAACTGATATTTATGCTGGTGATGGTAAGCACTCAAGACACTACGATAAAAATATCGACTATAGCCAGCGACAACATCGTAGCGCAAAACATAGGTATGTGTATTTTGTCGGAGACAGACGCTGGATAAAGAAAGCAAAATCAGCTTTAAATTACAATTCAGAAACATACCCAAAAGGCGACACAAAACGTTATGACGCATCTGCCACGATAGCTACTCAGGACTTGTTGTTTTGAAACTTCGATACTACCAGCAAGATGCAGTAGATGCGATACGCAAGTATCTATGCACTAATGATGGCAATCCGTGTGTGGAGTTACCGACAGGTGCAGGAAAGAGCCTGGTTATTGCGGAGTTAGTCAGGTTGTGGGCAGGGCCAAAGCGGAGAATGCGTGTATTGGTGCTGGCTCACCGCAAAGAACTTGTGCAACAGAACCACGACGAGTTGAAGGTGGTGTACCCAGAAGCAGACTGTGGCATCTACGCTGCTGGACTGCGTCGTAAGGACACGGATCATCCTGTTATCTTTGCATCCATTGACTCGCTGGTGAACAATCCGGATGCGATACTTGTGCCTCACGTTGTCATCATTGACGAGGCACATTGCATATCGCCAAAGGCTGGAACCAAGTATCAGAAGCTACTAGACAACTTCAAAACGAGGAACCCAAGCCTGCGTGTGGTGGGATTAACCGCAACGCCGTACCGTATGGATTCTGGCGACATTTGCCACGACGATTTCGTGTTGACGGATCTGGTCTACTCCGCACCAATCGGCAAGCTGATGGATGACGGCTATCTGTGCAAGTTGCGATCAAGAATCGAACGTGCGCCGGATGTGTCCAAGGTTCGTAAAAACTCCAAGGGGGATTTCATTACGTCCAGCTTGGCATCTGTTGTCGATGTGCCTGGAGTGGTGAAACGTGCTGTCACCGAATCGCTGGAAACCATTGAGCGAGAAAACAGGCAGGGTGTAATGTGGTTTTGCGTCAATCAACAGCACTGCGAGCATGTGAACCAATGCCTGTTGGCTACGGGCTACAATGCACCCATCGTTACAGCAAAGACTCCAGTCAAAGAACGTGACCGAATCGTGGAGCTATTTAAAAATCGCAAATTGCGAATGATCATCAACATCGACGTTTACACCACAGGGTTCAATGCCAAGCATGTCGATTGTATCGTGATGTTGCGTCCTACATTGAGCAAAGGACTGTACGCCCAGATTGTGGGCAGAGGATTGCGGATACACCCTGACAAGACAGACTGCCTGGTGCTGGATTATGGTGGTAACATTGAACGACACGGGCCGATTGATGGGCTGTCCGCCGAGCGGGTGCGATTGCACAAGTGTGGTGAGTGTGGTGATTCGTTTGCATTCCCTCTTGGTGCATGCCCACATTGCGGAACAGAGATTCCTAAGCAAAAGCGTGAAGCGGTAGAGGCAGAAGAGAGAGAACGGAAGCTGAACAACGAACGAATGGCACAGGCGGAGATCATGGGTGCTACGCCGGTTGAGCATAAGGTGGATGAAGTCAATGTGTTTAGGCACAGCAAACCAAACGCACCAGACACGTTGAGGGTAGAATACAGGTGCGGATTAAATACGTTTCGTGAGTGGATTTGTCTTGACCATGAGTCTTTTGCAGGCAAGAAGGCAAGACAGTGGTGGCTGGCTCGTTTCGATGAGCCGATACCAACAGTAAACGAAGCGTTGGATGGAATGTTTGAAGGCTTTACGTTAGGACAGAAACTGACTCAAATCACGATAGCCATAACAACCAAAAAGACCGGCAAGTACCACGAAATCATTTGGCATCAAATCAAAGGGCGCAAAACATGATCGCAAGAACAGAGGACGTTTGGGACAGCGATAAGCTGGAGTTGGAGATTCGATGCAGACGTCAGGGCGATTACATTCTTGAGCTGGAGCAGATGGTCAAACATCGGAATATCATAATTGAAGAGATGATTATTCTGATTAAGGAGATGGCGGAGAATGATTGATTACGAACAACCTATCATCGGAATGTGCGAGTTACCAAACCAAGAGGAAATGATTTTATACGAAAAAATCTTTTGGAGCAAAAACCAGCTTGATCGAGATGGCAAAAGAACAAACAAACCACGGCACAAACCACCAGAGGACAAGATTTTTGCCAACTGGTGCAAGGAACGCAAACGGTATCGTGCAATTCAATTAAGCAAAAAAGGAAAAGGATAGTAATGATCAAGCAAGCATTACAATACGCAGAACGTGGATGGCCTATCTTTCCGTGTGAGCCGAAGGGCAAGAAGCCAATCGTCAAAGCATGGCAGGATGTCGCAACGACAGATGAGCAGCAGATACGAGAGTGGTGGGGTAAAACGCCATATGCGAATATCGGCATGGTGTGCGGTAAGGCGTCTGGGATTGCCGTTATTGACGTGGATGTCAGCGAGAAGGGCAACGGATACCGTGAGCTTGAAGCGTTGGACATTGACGAGTGGGAAACCTACTACCAGCAAACACCCCGTGGAGGTCGCCACTTCTTTTTCCATGTTGAAGATAAGTGCATAAAAAATGCAGTTGGATTCTTTGGGCGTGGATCGTGTGTGGATGTTCGTGGAGAGGGTGGCTACGTTCTGCTCGCTCCATCCACTACGGAGAACGGGTGCTACACCGCAGAGGACATGGACTTTGAGCCATTCCCAGATGTGTTTATCCGTGATGAGAAGGAAGCACGTGCGACTGTTGACATAAGCCATATCAACATACCAGAAGTTGCGTTGAAGTATGACAAGCGTTTGGATGAAGCCGAGGCGTATCTTCGGTCATGCCATCCGGCGATCCAGGGAGATGAAGGACACGTCGCACTGCTTATTGTCGCCAGAGACTTGGTCTGGGGATACATTCTAAAATGTGAAGAGGCGATTGATGCTCTTTGGCGTGTGTACAATCCTCGGTGCATACCGCCGTGGGATGCGGGAGACACGAACGACGCCAAAGACTTTGAGCGCAAGGTCTACGAGGCGTTCAAGCACCCCCCTCTTGCAATCGCTGGCTACAAATTGTCAGTCGTCCAACAGGAGCTGGAAGCGTTGGCGAAGGCGTTGGCACAAGGTAAGACGGTTAAAGAGTCCCTTGGCGAACCTGAGCCAGAGATCGTCTATGACCTTAAAGAGACGCCATACAGCCCGATTAAAGTGCGTAAGGTGGATGAGGTGACGATGCCTTCAAAGTATGACCCTATCGCCACCATGAAGCGGGATTACGAGAATGGGCTTACCAAAGAGCAACTTTGCGTACCGCCTGGAATGGTCGGTGAGCTAGCGGATTTCATCTCAGAGACTGCGGGCAAGTGTCAGCCGTTCTTGGCATTGGGTGCAAGCCTGTCCGCACATGGAGCGGCGATGGGGCGACAGTTTCGTGATGAGGACGATACGCGCACCAACATGTATTGCATCGGTGTTGCGCCATCCTCTGCTGGCAAAGACCACCCGACCAAGATGATTGACAATCTGTTGGTTGAAGCTGGCGCAGACGAGATGATCGGCGGTTCCGACGTGACCTCGGATTCAGCGTTGATTCAGTGGCTGAACAACATGGTGTACAAGTCAGGTGGCATTCTGATCTGGGACGAGTGTGGGCATATCTTGGCGAACATCAAAGGCGGGGCGCATGGCAAGTCAGGTGCTACCGTTGTGCCGACGCTGATGAGGCTCTATTCGTGTGCTGCCCGCATGTATCGCCACAAGTTGATGTCTAATGAGACAGAGCGCATCAACATTATGTGTCCGCATTTGTGTCTGTGGGGCGTCACAACGCATTCCAGCCTGTTTGATGGGTTGGACATGAAGTCTATGCGCGATGGTTTCATGGGCCGAATACTCCCATTTGAATCGAAATTGAATCCTGTCTACAAGGGCGGGATGCAAAAGGACTTCCCTGCTGACATTGTCGGTCACTTCGCAATGCTTTACAACATGACCAAGGAGGTTGCCGGACTCGACGGTATGCCGAAGATGCACACAATCGTTGAAACGCCTGGAGCCACCAAGTGCCGAGAGGATTTTGCGACGAAGTGTGAGCGGATGATGATTGCCTTGGGAGATGACAAATCCTACCTGTGGGGCAAGGCGCATGAGAACTGCCGGAAGATTGCGCTGACGATTGCCGGTGGCATGCCTAAGCCTAAAATCGACTATGAGGTGATGGACTACGCCGTGCAGTTGACCAGACTGCTGGTGATGGAGTACCAGAGCCAAGTGGACGAGAACATGTTTGAAGGCATCCATGAGAAGGAAATGAAGAGCATACGCCACAAGCTACATCGCAAGTTTGGATACAAGTGGTTCTCTAAATCGGACATCTCCAAGGTCACCCAGCACTACAGCCCGAAAGACCGTCCGGTTTATCGTGTGGATTTTATTGACCCGAACAACGGTTGGGTCGTACTGGAAGAGGACAAGAGCGGTGGATACACCGGCAGAATCAAACTCCAAAAAATGTAAGACAAATATGAGTGAACAGATTGTCATTACGTTACCGATGCCACCGAAGGTTCTTACGCCTAACGGTAGGCCGTTCTCACGCCGTGGCATGATCGGCAAAGCGGTCGCAGCTAAGAAACAACGAGAACGAGCCAGGCAGGAAGTGGAGGCGTTGATGCTGGAGACGTTGCCTTGGGGCAAAGTGGGTGTGGAGTACGTGTTCTACCACCCTGTCTACCGCAGACGTGACGATGATAACTACATCGCATCCATGAAGTCAGCACGTGACGGGATCGTGGATGCAGGATTGGTTGTGGACGATTCCAACGAATACTGGTTGACACAAGGCGCAAAATTTGAGAAGGATACAGTCAAGCGGGTGGAAATCGTGATGACCCGCATAAAATAAAGGAAGCCATGACAAAGGAACCGACATATCAAAACGGGGTTATGCAACCAGAAAACGGGCATGACAATCTGGATTTGTATCCACGGCATAAAGAATGCCCGCACTGCTACTACAATCTGTTGCGATATAAGATGCGCCAGGGCTTGAGTAGCACGGTGTTTATCGACCGCTGTCCAATGTGTAGCACAGATTTGCGGGGGTGGTGAGATGATAACTGAATCATATCAAAAGCAGATCGACGAAATCATGGACAATTTTGATTTCGACCGAGTGCAGAAAATGATGACAGCCATAGATTGGACTTGGTATACAGATGAAGGAGCGCATATACCGAGCCAACCCGAATTACGGGAAGCAGCCAGATCATATTTACGAACGGTTGCAGAAAAAGATTGTTATATGGTCGGGTCTGGTGGATTTATGGCGATGAACCAAGAAGGATGTTTAAGTTTATACTGGGGTGTGTCTTGGGACTGTGAGCTAGAGGAAGATGCCGAATGAGCGCATTTGACCCACCACCAGAAACGCAGTACACGTTTCTAAATTTAGGCGCGGGAGTGCAGTCTTCCGCATTGGCTTTGATGGCAAAGCATGGGGAGATAAATGGCAAGATGCCAGATGCTGCAATTTTTGCCGACACTCAAGCGGAACCTGATGAAGTCTATCAATGGCTCGATTGGCTGGAGGGTGAGCTTCCTTTTCCGGTGCATCGTGTGACCAAGGGGGATTTGACAAAAGACTGCTTGACCACACGCACCATTAGCCGAGGGCAAAATAAGGGAGTGTCTCACGTTCAAAACATTATACCGGCATTTGGCATCCTCCCGGATGGAACCAAAACCGCAGCCATTGGCAGGTCATGCACTGCTGACTATAAGGTTCAGCAGATTATCCGCAAGATTCGGGAGTTGGCTGACATCAAACGCGGTCAGAAAGAGGTGACTGTTACGCAATGGATCGGCATCTCTTGGGATGAGATTCAGCGAATGAAACAGGCGTCTCATAAATTCACGCAACACCGCTGGCCTTTGGTCGAGAAGCGATTTACGAGGGAGCATTGCAAGCAGTGGATGAAAAATCATGGATACCCAGAACCGCCACGTTCTGCTTGCTACTACTGCCCGTTTCATTCCGATTCCGAGTGGAGGCGATTGCGGGATGATCAGCCAGAGTTTTTTGCCAAGGCGATTGCGTTTGACAAAGATCTCCGAAAAGTACACAAGGAACACAACCCGACATTGAAGATGGAAGTGTACCTGCACAATTCATGCAAACCACTCGATGAGATTGACTTTGATAGCGACGAGGACAAAGGACAGATGACGTTTGATTTTCAATCCGAATGCGAGGGGATGTGCGGGATATGAGTGCAGGTAAAGGTGATAAGCCAAGAACGGTGGATAAACACCGATATGATGCGAACTTCGACCGCATCGACTGGGGCAAGACGTGTCCGCATTGCAATGGCAAGGGCATGGTTCACGTTTACGAGGCAGATGTGGACGATGTGCGGTGGGATGACTGCCAGGTTTGTTATGGGGAGGGGAAGAAGTGAGTAAGCCATACACTGTAATGTGGTTTTCGGCTGGAGCGTCTTCTGCTGTTGCATGGAAACTTGCATCTGAAGAGATTGACGAGGTCATGTACATCCACATTGACGACCAGCACGAGGACACGCTTCGGTTTGTCCATGACGTCGAGGGGTGGGTTGGGAAGCCGGTAAAAATACTGCAATCTGAAGAGTATCGATCAGTTGATTCTGTTTGCCGGGACGCGAAATACATTGCGGGCGTGTGGGGTGCTAGA